TTCGAAAGCTCGATCGACTTGTTGTTGACGTGGCCTTCGAGCTGGTACGACTTGAGCACGTCGGACAGTGGAACCTGCGTTTCCTTGCCGTCGATCTTGGCCGTCACGTGCAGGCCCATGACCGACTCCGGGTCGATCTTGTGGGCGGTCAGAAGCTCGCTGAGCGACGCGTAGGCGGGTGCTTCGTTTTCAGCGCCTTCCTGCCCTTCATTGCCGCGGTCGTTCTCTTCGCCCGCTGTATTCGCGCCATCCTGCTGTGCGCCTTCCTGTTCAGCGCCAGCGGCATTCTGCGCAGCACCTTCGTCTTCGCGCGGACGCTCGCCCGCTTCTGCCGCATCCCAGAAGCTCTGAAACGCTGCTTCCTGACCTGCGGCGCCCTCAACCGTTGGGGTAGTCGCTACCACGTCGCTCATTTGCGGACCTCAAATAAAAAAGGCCCGCCGAAGCGAGCCTGTTGTCGAAAGTGAATGGCGTTAGCCGAACAGCCTGAACCGCTTGCGCTGCTCGTCCTGCTGCTGCACCTGAAACTGCGCGATCTGGCCCGTCTGCCTGACCTGTTCGAGGTAGCTTTCGAGCGTGTTCCACAGTTGTAGAACCGTGATCAGCCGCGTGTGCATCGTCTGGTCGTGGAGGGGAACAGACGCCATCTGACGCTGGATGCCTTCGAGGACTGCCTTCTTGGCTTCGACGAAGATCTTCGCGTCGAGCACGTGTGCAGCGTCGCCGCCGCGAACGATTTCTTCTTCAGACGTCATTGGATTGCCTCATAAGCCCCAGTTGCACGAATGGGTCGCCTTTCGCCTCTTCCCAAACCTTGAACGCCTGCAGAGGGGTTTCCCCGACAGCGGAGACCATCCCCAAAAACCGAATTCCGCCAATGCACCGCCAAGATCCAAATTCAAATCTGATGTGAGGCTTATTACGTGCCACGCTGTACCTCGCTCATGTCCTGATTGACCATCTGGCCGGCGTCGGCCGCCGCGTTCTGCTTCAGTTGTGACGCAACGATCTGGCCGATGACCTTCAGCGCCGTCTGCCATTCCTGCGACTGGATCTGCATAAGCTGGGTCTGCTGATCGCCGCGCGCCTGCTGTGCGCCGTGCAGAAGTTCTGCCTGCGCCTGTTGCTGCTGGCTTTGCGCCTTGACCTGTTCGGTTTGCAGGCGCATGCCTTCGATCTGCTGGTCCGACTGCGCCTTGATCTGGGCGGATGCAATACGCGGATCGGCAGGCTGCTGCGCGCGCTGAGCCATTGCCTGCTTGTATTCGTCGGAATCCGGGTCCATCGCGAACTCAGTGGGGTTCTCGAACCCAAGCAGGTGCGTGACGCGTTTGAACGTGTTGTAGGCCTGCTTCGGGCCGACCATGCCGAATTGCGCAAGCTGACCCTGCGCCTGCCCGAGCAGCATCACGTTCGCACGCGCTTCCTCGCGATTGCCGGAACCGAGACCGACATTCGGCGTCAGTTCCGTGCGCTCCATCCAGTCGGTCGGATTGGCTGTCAGCCATTTCTTGTTCGTGAGCATGATCGTCATCTCCTGATCCTGATGACGACGCAGCAACCCGTGGATCTTCTGGAAGACGTCTTTCACGCCCTCGGCAAGCAGCCGCGCGACGAGTTCGACCTTGGCGGCAGCCGCCGACATTGCAGCAAGCTGGCCGCCTTTCGTGACGTCCTGCAACGCATCCGCGTCGACGCCCATCGTGTCCTTGCCGATCCCCGTTCGCATCTCGCGCTGCAGGTCGCAATACTCCATCGCGGGCAGGATCTGCTGCATGAGGTTCGACGGCTGCACGAACGGCATGATGTTGTCCGCCACACCGCCGTCAACACGGATAATCCCGCCAGGTCGCGAGGTAAGCAGATCCTGCACGTTCACCTTGTTCCAGTTGACCGCGACGCGCTGGTTGTTCGAGATGTAGATGTTGTCGAGCGCCTGGCGAAACAGCGTCGACTTGATGACCTGAAGGTCGTACAGCAGGTCGTAATAGCTGATGCCCACGTGCCGATGGGGCATGCGGATCGGCGAGCAGTACGAGTAGCTGACCTCTTCGACCTCGTCGTTGTCGAGAATCTTGTCCCCGCCGACCATCACGCGCCGAAGCTCTGCGATCCCGTCGCCGTCGTAATCCACGCGGATGAATACGGTGCGCAGCGTCACAAGCTGGCTGGCCGGATCGCTCGGCTCTTCCTCGGAAAGCTGATCCGTGACCTCGTTTCGCGCCAGTTCGATCAGGTCGAGCCACGACGGTTGCGCGACGGCGATCGAGTCGATCAGGTCACTGTCGAATCCCATCTCTCGCAGGTCCGATCGCGGCACCTTGCGCTCATGCTCGGAAAACGGCGAGCCGTCCAAGCCATGCCGCGCCTGCGGCGAGATGCGCATTTCCTCAGGCGGCACACATTCAACGCAGATACGGCCGACCTGCCGCGTGCGGCGCAGTTTGATGTCGAACGTCGTTGTCTGCTGCGCACCAAGCGGCCCTTGGATAACCTCGACCTTCTCCTTCTGCTCCAGAACCTCGATTTCGTCGTCGGTCTGCAGCAGCATGGCGAGTTCGATGTCGGTCAGGCCCGAGTACGTCTCGACCGACGTCTTGCGCTCCTTCAGCCAGTACGTATTGACGTATCCGTTGCGCAGCAGCAGCGCGTCCTTGAAGAAGTCGTGCAGGATGAAAAAGCCCGGATTCTGCTTCATGAACACGTGGTTCACGACTTCCGTTTCGATCTCGGCCTGATCCTCGTCGCCCGGCGACTGCGGATCGAACACGACCGGCTTGCCGGAGCCGACGAACATGCGCATCAGCGTCGGCATGATCCACTCGACGGTATCGCGCAGCTCAGGCAGCACGATCTGCGAGCGGTCTTCGACCTCGTTACCGATCGGACGCGCGAAATAGGCGTTCAGCGCGTTGTAGCGGTCGATTTCGAGCGTCGTCATCTGCTGGCCGGCCGGCTTGATGTTGCCGCCGACGGACGGCCCAGTCGAGACGCTGGAGCCGAGCGACGATTTTTCGTACTGGCCGATCAGCGCCAGCAGTTCTTCGTCCGACATGCGATCAGCCATTGCTGTCCTTGGGTTTGGGGCCGGGCTTGCGCGCCTGTTCGAGCGCTTCTACGCGACGCGAGAGAGCAAGGAAATCGGCGGGCAGGAAGGGCGCGCCCTCTTTCAGAATCTTCTGCTTGCTCAGTTCGCGCTCCAGTTCCGCTACACGCGCCTCGAGCGCCGCAACCTTGACGTTCAGTTCGATGCTCATACGATGGCGAGCCTTCCGTAATCCAGCGGTTTCATTTCGACCGGCTCACTCCAGATCACGCAGCCGAGGCCGAACGCGTCAGCACTGTGCGACGACCAGTCGTGATCGGGACCGAGACCAATGCCGCGCTCTTCGTCGCGCTTCTCGTGATACCAGCCGAGCGCCGAGCGCCCTGCCTCCGTCGTGGCCTCGTTGAAGCGGATCTGAGGGAACAGCACACGCGCGCGCTCGATCCGCGCCATTGCCGCGCCTTTGCCCTGATTCGGAACGACCGTCACGGCGTAGCCCGCCTTCTTCAGCGCCGACTCATACGACACGTCATAGACCTTGTCCTGCGTCGAGCCGTCATGCGGCAGCCAGAACTGCGCTCTGGCGGGTTCATAGCCCTGCGTGCGGCACCAGGCAATGTGCGCATCGACGGGCTGTCCAACGGCCTCGTAGTGGTTCACAACGCGGATTTCCCGACCGATGAACTGCATCGCCCAGATTGCGAAAGCGTCTGCCTTGGCACCCGTGCCGCCGATGTCGCAGACTAGGCGAATGGTCATCAGAGGATCAGCCGGGAAGAAACCGATGCGGCCTTCCTGCTTCGCCTTCAGCAGATGCTTCGAGAAGTACGCGCCTTCGAGCGCCGTGACGTAGCCGCCTTCCCAGATGTGCTCATACTGCTCAGGACGCTCTTCCAGATCGCGCTGGCGGTCGCGCTCCAGCTTGGCCGGAAACTTCGGGTTGTCGCGCCAGTTCAGTTCGACGCCCTTGACGCGCGGATCTTTGCTATGGCGGAAACGCTTCTCGACGGGCGCCGTCTTGCGTTTCGGGTTCCACGTCACCCACAGTTCGGCATTCCAGCCTTCGCCTTCCTCGCGCAGCGTCGGGATCAGCGTCGTCCAGGCTTCCTCGGTGACCGGCTCTGCCTCGTCGACCCAGCACACCAGGATGCGGCCCTTCGACTTGATCGACGCGATGTTGCGGTCCAAGCCAGCGAACACGAACGCTATGCGGCCGTCGCGCGACTTGATGTAGTTGTCGCCGATGTCGTAGTAGGACTTCAGGAACGGTTCGTCCTCGATCGCGCGCTTGCACTCTTCGAGAGACGAGTCGGCCAGCGAATTCATGAACTGGCGCGCGCAGAGCAGAATGCCCTTGATGCCCGCCATGCCGAAGATGTAGCCCTTGACGGCGCACATCTTGGCGAAACTGCGGGTCTTCGCGCTACCGCGGCCGCCGTGCGAATAGCGGATGTCAGCCTCGCCGTCGAAGACCGGAATCAGCTTCTCCGGGATGGCGATGCTGGCCGTCGTGCTCACGATTCTTCCCGTTTGAGCGCTACCAGCGTGACGGTGTGCACGTGCTCGATCGGCCCGCCATCCTCGCCCGTATGCTCGTTCGTGACGCGATCGCCGTACTTCTTGCGATTCATCCGGGCCAGTCGCCACTTGCGCGCGTCGATCTTGACCGCAGCGCGCCGGGCATCGGGCTCGCTGTCGGCGATGTCCTGAATGTCGTCGAAGATCGCCTCTTCGCGGTCGATGCACGCTGCGTCGTACTTCGCCTGCAGCTCGGGCGTGCTCTTTCGCCACGTGTTGAACGTCGCTCGATCTGGCATCCCGTCGCCGGCGCACGCCTGACGCAAGCTCTTGCCGTCGGCGATCAGCGCGCAAATCAGGTCGAACATCTCCTGCGAGAACTCGACGCGCGGCGCCTGCTTGCGTGCCATCTCAGCGCCCCTTGAACACGCGCCAGAAGTACGCGGCCCAGCGGATGGCGATTGCAGCGGCGAACGAGACGAGTGCCGCCGCCACGAAGCCGCCGATCCAGCCGAGGACGCGCATCATGGTCAGTCGTCCGATCCCATGCGCTGCCACTCGTCGTGGCTCTGCGGATGGCGCGTGTCGTTGTGCTTCGCCGTGCGCTCGCCGCGCTGCGGCTTCTGACCCATGACGCGGTCAGCCTTGGCGTCGATCTTCGCTTCCGTGCCCTTGGACATGCGGCCAGCGTTCACAGCCTGCGAGGCGCGCGCTTTCGCATTCGCTGCGTGGCTGGCATCGGGCATCGGATACGCCTTCTTGCCCGGCAGGCCGAAATCGGACTTCGGCATCGCCTTGCGCTGGGCTGTGGTGAGCTTGGCCATGTGCTGCTCCAAAAAAATGCCCCGACCGTTTGACGGGCCGGGGCGGCAGGCTCTGCGGAGGCAGAGAGGAGACGTTCGGAAAGCAAAAAGCCCCGCTCGGACGTTAATCCGGCGAGGCTTCGGGAAATTTTAGTGACACCTTGGGCGCCACGGACGGCAAATTACCCTATGTCCGGTGACTCGTCAATAACTTTTTCGTATGGTACTTGACGGTGGCGAGCGTTGAATGCGTTCTGCGATCGCTTTTGGCCGGCGGAGGAACCCCATCCTTGCCGCAGAACGGCTCGCTTGTGCTGACGCTTGATCCGCTCGTCGTCAATTTCCGCTTGCGTTTTCTTCGCCTTCATCGAGCTTTCTCCAAAAGTCCGCAATCGACCAGCATCGGCTCAAGCATCGCCTTGGCGCGATCGTACTCGTCAGCCAGGTCGCCGGGCAGACGGATCGATGACCATACCTGCGAGCCGCTGAACCGGTCCCGCATCTCGGTCTGGATCGCCACGCGAGCGCGCAGGTCGAGCCGCGACACGCACGCGTCGACCGCTTCGCACGTCAGCTTTCGGGCGCGCTCATCTGCGATGTCGGCCAGGTCCGCCGACTCACGCCAGCCCGATTGGTAGCCACGACACGCCGTCGAAACGCGCTCATAGCCGAGCTTGGCCGAATACGAGCGCTGCCAGTCATACCAGTCTTCGAGAAGCTCTTCGATCTCGTCCCGCATGATCATCCCCGTTTGTTTGGTCGCTCGTTCCAGCGTTCTGAGATCCATCGTTTCCCCGTTATCGGAACTGCTTCATAAACCGCTCGTGCTCGGCGCTATCGAACTTCCGCTCGTGCTCGGGCTTCTGCGACTCAGCGACGCTCTGCACCCACCGCTGCGCCTCCTGAGACATCGGCCA